CCGCCGGGTCACCGTACGTGCCAAGCCGGACAATTTTGCCCGCTAACGCGCGCGCAATTGTGGCCGGGTCCGCCTTTGTATAGCGGCCGCGCCGGTACGCTTCATAAACTGCCCGCACGGACCGGCCGACGTTGACATAACATGGCGCCGCGCCGTTATCCCGGGCCAACAATGGCCGGTGCACACATGCGCCGCATATGCTAGCGTCGGCGCCGGTTTTCAGTGCATCAGTAGGCGCCACGTCGGCCCGAATAATGAAACTCTGCACAATGGCGCCGGTTTTGGCATTTTCGGATCCGTCGATTTTGTTCACAATAACGACAATGGGCGCGCCGTCGATGATCGACGGACCCTCATATGCGATATAGCCTAGAAAATTTTGCATGTTATTTCACCAGTACATCAAAATAGGCCAGCATGAGCGCCAGCGCGCCGGCCACCAGCGCCAAGGCGCCGGCAGCGTTAAGGATAGCGGCGCGCAGGACATGGCGCCGGGTGAAAATGTTGCGGTTCATGCTGCGAGTCCTGAGATACGGAAGCACTGACCGTCCGCGCGCTGCACGTCAACAGTGCCCGCCGCATGGATAGCCAAGACTTTGCAGCGTACCGCGCGGCCATAAATTGTTGCTGTGATGATGTCGCCGATTTTCATGGTGTTGCCCCTTTAATTAAATGTGTCATCAACGATACAGCCATGATCGCGCAATGCGGTCACGACTTTGGCGGGCAATAAATAGTGGCCGTCGAAGTCGATTAACTCGTTATTCTCAAACCATAGACCGCCGCCCTCGCTGCCGTCTTTAAATTCCCAGTAGCCATAATTTGTCGCTGGCGACAATTGCACGATGCCAACGGCGGCGGCGTTGCCGTGCGGGTAAAGAGTGACTGTGTACTGATGTTCCATGATGTTGCCCCTTTAAGTAGCGTTAAAAATCTTACCCTCTCATATATATAGCATAAGAGAATCGTGCCAGCTTTTGAAATATCGTTGTAAATCAATAGCTTACGATACGGACCAAAAACCCTATGTAAACGAATTGCGTACAGTTTGTGGGTCATGTGGGTTGTAATGTGCCCTATGAAATGGCGGCGCATGGGGCGCGCGCGAAGCCGCGCCAATGCTAGGTTTTTGCACTCTGTGGTCATTGTTCCCTATGCTTTTATAAATATATAAATAATATAATATATACAGAACATGGCGGAACGCTGAAGAAGCGGAACGGTTTTAAAATGCGGTCACAATGGGGCACAATGACCCACAGAGGATTTTATGGCTAGACCTTGTAAGCTCGATACAGTCAATTTTTTTCGGCGCCTTAAGGATGACGAGCGCGCTATCTTGCTAGCTGCGGGCGCCGGTGACTTGTCGCAGGGTTTCCGGGATATGCTCGCAATTTATGCTGCGCTGTACAATGCAGGGTTTCGCCCTGGTGACAATGTTAACGAATGGATATTAATTGCTAATGAGAACGATTCGCAGTTAAATTTGTAAGCCCTCCTGGTACCGGCATAAAGCACCCGCAAGTCCCCACGCTTTTTGCTTCGAGCTAGCACGCTTTTTGCTTCAAGCTTAAAGCATTTAGCCACATGCGCGAGCTTAATGTTAGTGGGCGCTAGCTAACATCATGGGGGGGGAGGGGTACTGGCTGACTTGTAAAATTTACAGGAGCCCCCTACCCTCTGAAAAAGGCAATTTGGGAAAACAGCTACCAACTGTTGTGGTCAGGCCAGATGACCTACAATCGCGCGAACAAAAGGAGCAAAAGTGGAGAAGAAAAAAAGAGGCCGGCCAATCAAGATGACAATCCAGCGCTACGCTGACAACCCGCCAGCAACGCTGCCCAAAACGGATCACCAACGCATCAAGGAATTGAAAGAGTTGATGATCAGGTCTGGCGGCAAGGACGTGGCCGAAAAGGTGATCCAGATTGCGCTCAATGATGAACACCCCGGTCAGATGGCTGCGTTAAAGATGTGTCTTGACAGGACGTTGCCTATGTCTATGTTTGAGAAGGACAAGTCTCAGAGGTCTGCTGTTACGATCAACATCACGGGGTTGGGAGCGCCTCCCCAGCTTGTAGAGGATATTACGGATGTCTGATCTAAACTTTTCCCTCCTTCCCTGGCAACAAGAGGTCTATACAGACACAACTCGGTTTAAAGTCATTGCAGCCGGACGGCGGTGTGGCAAGAGCAGACTGGCGGCTACTACCCTAATCATTGAGGGACTACGTTGTCCACAAGGCTCGGCTGTGCTGTACGTGTCTCCCACTATGGGGCAGTCAAGACAGATCATTTGGGACTTGCTTTTGGACTTGGGCAGAGAGGTCATCCAGTCTAGCCATGTCAACAACCTAGACATTACCCTGATCAACGGGGCGCGTATCTACGTCCGTGGGGCTGATAGACCAGATACCCTTCGTGGAGTCTCATTGACCTATGCCGTTCTTGATGAAGTCGCCGACATCAAGCCCGAGGCTTGGGAACAAGTTATTCGTGCCTCCCTGTCAGACCGAAAGGGTCGGGCGATGTTTATCGGCACTCCAAAGGGCCGAAACTGGTTCTATGACCTATACAACTTGGGACAAGCAGAAAAGGACGAGGACTGGAAATCCTGGCACTTCACCACTGCTGACAACCCCCTGATCGACCCGACGGAGATTGAAAGCGCAAAGAAAACCCTGTCTAGCTTTTCATTTAAGCAAGAGTACATGGCGTCCTTTAGCAACGCTGGCGCGGATGTGTTCAAAGAAGAGTGGATCAAATATGGGGTAGAGCCTGAACACGGCAGCTACTTCGTGGCGGTGGACTTGGCTGGATTCGAGGAGGTTGCTAAACAAGCGGCCAATGCTAAGAAGCGGCTGGATGAATCTGCCATTGCGGTGGTCAAGGTAACGGAAGACGGTAAATGGTGGGTTAAAGAGATTGAACACGGTAGATGGGACATCCGTGAGACAGCCTCCAAGATTCTGATGGCGATGAGGGAGTACCGGCCTTTGTCTATCGGGATTGAGAGGGGGGCGCTCAAGAACGCTGTCCTGCCGTATCTAAGTGATTTGATGAGAAAAAACAATGTCTACAGCCACATTGTCGATTTAACCCACGGCAATCGTAAGAAAACAGATAGAATCATCTGGTCGCTTCAAGGAAGGTTTGAGCATGGCCGAGTCATCCTGAACAGCGAAGAAGACTGGGCAGACTTTACTGACCAACTTCTGATGTTTCCCTCGCAGGGTGTGCATGATGACTTGCCGGATGCGCTGTCATATATCGACCAATTGGCCGTGACAAGCTACTTTGAGCAAGATGATGACGATGCGTGGGAGCCGATGGACGTAATAAGCGGGGTTTAAAAATGGCCGGAAAATTTGACACCATTGGTTCTCCACAGGCAGTTCAGGGATCAATGTCACGGGCTGGCCCAAACACCCCTGCGTGGTGGAGCGATACAGGCCCGTCTTGGAATCCTGAGACTGGCTTAGACATATACGGGAATTATGGTGGGCCGATAGGCACATCAGGGCCAATGGGCGCTGGGGTTAATCCAAGAGGTAACGCTCAAAACATTGCGTATGGTTTGGATTTTATGAACCCCGCAGGGCAACCAGAAACTACAGAATTAACTGGGATGCCACAGGCCGCAATCGGGGGAAACCAAACAACCCCGCAACAAAACATGGGGTATGCGCCGCAACCAATTGGCGCTGGACTATTTGGTGGTCAATTCCAAATGATGCAACAGCCACCTTTTTATAACCCGCTGATGGGATTAGGTGGTGCTCAAAATTTTGGTGGTTTATTTGGGCAGCAACTTCAACCAATGATGCAGTACCGTATGGGCTTCCCCGGCTTAAATACGCAGATGCAACAGCCAAACATGATCCAGCAACAATTTAATCAACAAGCACCGGCATTTTTTGATAGCCTTGCCTATCGACCGCTATAAATTTGCCAATACAATAGCCGACACAACGAGGTAACGCTATGGATCAAAATGAGTTCGACGAACCAACAGAGAACGACAAAGAGCTAACCTCCTTTGTCGTTGACCACTGTGACCGCTGGCGCGACTGGCGCGACACGAACTTTCTTCCCGACTACCTAGAATACGAGCGCATCTTCCGTGGCGAATGGGCGGCTGAGGACAAGACGCGAGAGTCTGAGCGATCACGCATCGTGACCCCTGCTACGCAACAAGCGGTGGAAACCCGCCATGCTGAAATCATGGAAGCTATCTTTGGTCAGGGCGAGTTCTTTGACATTGAAGACGATCTTAAAGATGTCAACGGCAATCCTCTGGATGTGGAAACGCTCAAAGCTCAGTTGATGGAAGACTTCAAGCAAGACAAAATCAGAAAAGCTATCGACCAGATCGAGTTGATGGCTGAAATCTATGGCACGGGCATCGGCGAGATTGTTGTTAAAGAAGAAAAGGTCTTTGAGCCAGCCACCCAGCCGATTCCAGGCCAGATGGGTCAAGCTGCCATTGGTGTAGTAGAAAAAAGCCGCATTGCGGTGAAGATCACTCCTGTTAACCCTAAGAATTTCTTGTTCGACCCCAATGGGACAAGCATTGATGACTGCATGGGTGTGGCAATTGAGAAGTTTGTCAGCATCCACAAAGTAGTTGAAGGCATCGAAAAGGGCATCTACCGCAAAGTAAACATCACCACGGGCGATGAGGACACTGATCTTGAGCCAACCCAAGAGGTCAGCCAGTACAGAGATGGAAAAGTTCGGTTGCTGACGTACTACGGCCTTGTTCCGCGAGAGTACTTGACCGAAAAGGACGAGGAAATAGAAGAATTGTTCCCCGAAGATTCGGTTGCTGATGATTACTCTAACATGGTGGAAGCCATTGTGGTGATTGCCAACGAGGGTTTGCTGCTCAAGGCAGAAGAAAACCCGTACATGATGAAAGATCGTCCGGTTCTGTCTTATCAGGACGATACCGTTCCAAATCGGCTGTTGGGTCGAGGGACGGTGGAGAAGTCCTACAACATGCAGAAGGCGATTGACGCTCAAGTGCGTAGCCATCTGGATTCTCTTGCTTTAACTACCTCACCAATGATAGGTTTGGACGCTTCTCGCCTTCCACGGGGCGCTAAGTTTGAGGTGAAACCTGGCAAAGCGTTCTTGGTCAACGGCAACCCTGCTGAAATTCTCTACCCCTTTAAGTTTGGCGAGACAAGTCTTAACAATCTGAACACGGCCAAAGAGTTTGAGCGTATGTTGCTACAAGCCACCGGCACGATGGATGGTCAAGGCATGGTTAGCCAAGGCAATCGGGACGGTGCTGGCATGTCAATGGCAGTCGCCACGATCATCAAGAAGTACAAACGCACACTGGTGAACTTCCAAGAAGATTTCTTGATCCCGTTCATCCAAAAGGCGGCGTTCAGGTACATGCAGTTCGACCCAGAGCGCTATCCATCGGTAGACATGAAGTTTGTCCCGACGGCTACGCTAGGCATTATTGCTAGAGAGTACGAGCAGCAGCAGTTTGTGGGTCTGTTGCAGACGCTTGGTCCTAATACACCCGTACTGCCGATCATTCTGAAGGGCATTTTTGCCAATTCCAGCCTGTCTAACAGGTATGAAATGATTGCGGCGCTTGACCAGATGAGCCAGCCCAACCCAGAAGCCCAGCAACTTCAACAAGCACAACAGCAACTGGCTTTACAAGCAGCACAGGCTCAGATTGCGGTCAACACCACTCAGGCCGAACAGAATCGGGCAGAAGCACAGAAGTTGTCGGTGGAAACGCAGCTTATGCCGCAAGAATCGCAAGC